GTGCTGGTGTTCCTTTAGATAACTTACTTGATAATGCAGAATAAGTTGCTCTAGAAATTTTTGTTAAAGAAGAATCTGTTTGTGTTGTTTGGGTTCTATTAGATCTTAAAGTTGCTTCAAGAACATCTGCAACACCATAAATACCAGCTGGATTTGTTACAGAACTTGTTCCATCACCACTTGCTCTGTAAAAAGTATATTCAGCTTGTCCTTCAATTATATCTATATTAGCTTCACCTACTTCCCAATAGTGAATACCTCTATTACCCCATTCTTGAAATAAAATATTAAGAGATCGTCTTGCTGTTTTTAATTGATAACCTGAACTAACTTGTATGCCAAGTCTTTCGTATGCTTCTTCAATAATTTCATCAACAGCGAATGTTTTGTCGAACGTTACTGTTCCGGAAGTAGTATTAGCCATCTGCTACCTTCCTAATATAATTTTTTAAATTCTGCTATTACCGTATACATGTTACCAGCATCTGCTGTGCTAGGAACTACAAGATTAACATCACTTTGATTACTATTAGAAGATTTGTCAGTTTTTAATCCACCAAATTCTCTAAAATCCCAATAACCTGATCCTGTTAAACCTATAACTGGTATGTCACCGTCGTTGTCTTCTTCATCCATACGAACGTAAGAATCTCCACCGTCTCCACCTTGTGATGAATACCAAACTCTTTGTAAAACTAAGTGTAAGCAAGAAGCACCTTCTGAATTTGATGCCATTTCTGACACGTCTCCAAATATAGTTGTTCCACCTGATCCGTCTGATTGATTTACATATTTGATAACCACTCTAACATCATTTTCTTGCATGATAGTTGGTCCTGTTACTGTGTCTGCCATAATCCCTCCTTAATTAAGATTACTAGATGGGGCCGAAGCCCCATCATAAATTATACTATACTAATGAATACTCAACTGTAATAGCATATCTTCCAGCTTGGAAAGAATTATTATTAATAGTTGTAGTAGTACAAAGATATAAACTTTTAGTTGCAACAGGTAAAGTTATGTTCGGTGTGAACACGTGAATTGCACCTGCACTGTTATTTAAATTAATATCAATTTCAGTAACACTTGGCGCTGCTGAAATAAATGTATCAATTGCTGTTGCACCTGCACCAACTATTTCTGTTCCTGATGTAACAGCTGAGTTAGTTGCAGTTCCTGATGTTGCAGAAGCTTGGATGTTTCCAACATGAGTACCACCTGATGCTACTTGTACTTTAACCAAAACTTTTTCAATTAAGAAATGTGTTGGTGCTGTGCTGTTAGCAAAAGTAGTTGGTAATGTTGCATCTAAATCTCCAATTTCTACTAATATATCATTATCTGCATACTGAGTACTACCACCATTTGTAGCTGCAAGTGACGCTCCGAACATTGCAATTTTTTTAGTTCCTAAAGCGTTTGATGTAGAGTTAGCAATAAAATTACCTGTCATAGTGGAAGTTCCACCAACAGAAAGATTACCGCTAGAGTCTATTGTTGTATTGTCTGTAATAGCACCTGTAGTTGCATTTTTAGTAATTTGTTTAAAACCACCTTCTGCTCTTACCGGACCATTAAAAGTTGTGTTAGCCATATTAATATCCTCCTAGATATTTTAAATGTAGTCCCTAGGGAATGTCGACTATACGCGTCTACATTTAAGTTTTTATTTTTGTATAGTGTTAAAATTATATGTTATTTTTTAGTAGAGTGCAAGAGATCCTAAGGTATTTATGCATTTCAGCAATGTAGCTTTTGATTAAGTAGCTACAGAAACTTGTGGAGCCGCACCTTCAACAGTATTTTGTCTATGTGCAATTTTAGCTTCTTCAAGCTTGATTTCAGTGATAACTTCTTTGACTTTGTCATCGATCCGAACCATTTCAAGAGTGTATCTACCATTAGACAGATGCTCCTGTTCCCACTTCAACTCCAAGGACCTTTTTTGTTTGTATAGGTCTTGTATCATTTATAACCTCCTCATAGGTTATTCTGTTTACTCGGTTATCATAAGATATACCAAGATATTCCCAATTTATACTCTTTTCTCCCAACTTGTCAAGGATTGATTGTTCAAGAGCAGTAGCGTTATCTTCTGACAAAACTTCAAATTTTGCATAGTGATCGTACGCCCAAATGTTTACTAGGAATTTTTTCATGTTCTCACCGTATTAGTTATTGAATGTGGCCGAACTATGTCCGGCCACAAAAAGTTTTATTGATTACGCACCTTCAACGCCGAAGATACCTCTAAAGTCAGAAACTCCAAACGAGTATCTTTCTCTAGCTTTGTATCTAACGTTACCAGTATCAAAGTCACCTTCCATTGCAGTTGTCAATGGTGCTCTAGTGAACATTTTCATACCATTTGGTACATCAGTGATAATGTAAAACGAATCAGTATCAGTTAAGAAATTATTCACTCTGTAACCTTGAGGAATCATTCCCATTGATGCTAATGAGTTGATATCATTATCAGCAGTTCCAACTCTACCTTGAGACTTCATAAGTCTTTCAGCTTGGAATTGGTTTGCAGATGGAACAATCATTTTGACTGCTTTAGCTGCAATTCTTAAACCTCTTTCATCAGTCATGCCAGATATGTCAATCATAGCTTGCTCTAATGAAGTTTCATTTAAGTCTGCTTGTGTTGATAGTGTATTTTTAACGCTAGTTCCGCTCACAGTTGTGTGGGCAGTTTTAAACAAAGAAACTGCATCACCTGAATCAAATGCGTCCGCCGTAGGTAGACCATTGTTTAAAGGTGCTGCTGCTTTTACTTGTTTAGTGTTACTCATAGATCTTGCTAGAGCTTTTGTGTATCTAGAAGAAATTCTATCGTAAAGATTGTCTTCGATAGCTTCTTCAGTGATAGCAAATGCTAAAGCAACTGTTTCATGAGTGTATCTAGCAGAGTAAGATTCTTGTGCATTATCAAATGCTACTCCAGAACCTTCACTCTTTACACTTGCGTTTCCGAAACCAGATAACATAACTTCTTCTTCAAAAGCTCTGTCAGATGTTTCGTTAGTATAAATCTCAGCGTGCTGATTATCATACCTTTTGTATTCCAGGCCGAATAGTGCATTCAATCCTGGCTCTAACTCTTTTACGAGTTGGTGTCGTGATATTGCCATAATTTATTCTCCTATTCCTTATGACCCAGAACTATCAATGTATTGGTTCAAGTTTTGAACAACTTCAACATTACAGAATGCTGCCGTTAAGTCCCCATTTTCAGGGTCTTCAACACCTCTTAATAGTCTCCAAGTGTTATTTGTTGCGTGTGTGTCGCCGATATCTAACGTGTTAGATGACATACCTGTAGTAGTGCTACCTGCTGCTGAATTTACGTCGAACGTGTCTAAGTATTTAGCATGAGCCGCAGGAATGTTTGCAGCTACTGCTGCATCTGCTGCTACGTGGTAAACCTGCCAAGGATAGTCATTAACAAAAGCTACGATATCACCGCCGTCTTTCGCTGTTGCTGGTGTAATAGCACCATTATAATGATTGTTGAACGTTGGTTTCAACGTCGACGCATCCTCATAAAAGATACCATATAAGACACCAATTGATTCAGCCGTAGCTGCATCTTCAGCTGTTACAACATAACCTGCTGTAACTTGTACTGCGCTGCCGTAAAACAAATCAATGTCTACAGCGGCATCGATAAAGTATTTAGATAAACCTTGTACCGCAGGTGTATTACCTAAAGTACCAGCCGATCTAAAACCATATCCTGCTGTTTGTCTATTAGCCATAGTCTTATCTCCTTATGAACCTGCCCCTAAGGGCCTCCAGTTCGGTTAATTTAATTCGTTGGTTTAAGTAAAATTACTTTTTGCCACCGAAGGTTGTGCGAGACTGCCTATCAACATTGATGGGCATACTCTTGTGCTCTTCCCTCATTAAATCGTTTTCTACAGCTTCGTCTTGACCTTGAGCTTGACGCTTAAAGTATTCAGTTCTTGCCTTCGCGATTTCTTCGGGCACCCTTGCGAGTACAAGGCCACCTACTCCAATCACGCCTGCGTATTTACCATCAGTGATTACAGGATAATCAGAATCTTTGTATTCATCAGCTCTCACTAATTCATATCCAGATCTTAATCTTCCAGAGATATTTTTAGAATCTTGAAATCCTAAACTCTCTGCCCGTATCCATCTGTGTCGGAATCCATCCGGCGCAGTCGGTGCATCTAGAGAAGATGGAGGAGCCCACTCTTTTGGTCTTTCAGTTTTTGACCGAGTTTGGCTCGCACGTGAAGTTACTTTTTTTTCGTTTTCTTTTGTCATATGCTTATGCTCCTTCCGTGAGTTTTATTTGTTTTGCATACTCTTCTAGTGGCACACCTAATTTTTTAGCTATTGCTACCTGTGAAGATGTGAGTCTCACAGTTTTGCGACCAGATTTTACGCTTCTATTAGCTGAAGCGACCGACTGAACGGGCTTGGCCGTTTGCTTAGTATCAGTATTACCAAATTTGTGCGGAAAGTCAACTTTAATTCTTCTGTCAACTTCTGCATAATAATCGTTAGATTGAGGATCAAACCCTTCATTTACAAGATCTTTATGGATCTCAAATGCAGTGTAAGTCATCGCTCTGTCCTGTCCAAACCAAGTATTTCTAGCTGCCCATGCCTCTGCTTGAGGATCTGGTGCTGGTAAATCTTGTGTTGTGGGTTGAGGAGGTAATCTACCACCGTCTGATAATTGTACAGGTTCTTGTACAATTGTTTCTTGTTTTCTTTGCTCTAACTTAGCATTTTCAAATGCAAGTGCAGCAATTCTTTTGTTAGCTTCAACTTGAGCAGTTGCATCACCAGCTTCAATAGCCATTGCAAGTTCTTTTTGCGCTGACTCCATTCCTAGTTTTACATTGTCTTCAAATTTTTTTGTATAATCAGAATCAACTTTATTGAATCTTTCTTGATCCATTTGTCTTTTCTTTTCTACCGCTTGTGCATATTCTACAGCAGCTTGTTCTCTACGTTCTGCTTCTCTCATCTTACGAGTAAGTTTTGCAATACGTGATTGAACTCCTTTACTATAGTCCTCTAATTCTTCGTCCTGTTTTACTGTTTCTACTTTTTCTGGTTCTGCTGTTTCTTCTTTTACTGTTTCTTGTTCCGTGTTTTCTGCAACTTGTTTTACTTCTTCTTCTGGTAAATTAACTTCGGTATCTGGACCTGAAGTATCTAAATCTACCATCACTTCGTCTTGTTTTATTTTATTTGCTTCTGGCATAGTTTCCTTCCTATGTTAATATTTGTGGAGGATATCTGTTGGATCCTCAACTGTTGCTAACACTTCGTCTTCATTTAAAAGACGTACTTCTCCACCGTCAATTTCTATTCGTGATCCTGCATAACGTGCAAAGACCACCCAATCACCAACCTTGCACCATGGACCATTTGGATATCTCTCCTTATCCTTATAACAAGCATCTCCCATCGCAAGTACGTTTCCGCATTGTGATGCTACTTGTTGTCTGTCTATAGTTTCATTGCCTAGTAAGATTCCGCCTTTTGTTTTTTCATCCATTCTAAATGGTAAAACAAGCATTCTCCAACCAGTAGGTTTTGGTAATTTTGTTTTTTCTTTTGTAACTTCTTTTTTTGTTTCTGATTTTTTTATACCGACTAAATCTTTATTCGGTAGTACTATCTTTGGATTTGTGGTCTCCAATGTCGATGACTGTTCCTTCATTTTTCTCCTTTGAGTTAAGCAGGCTAGAAAGTTCCTGACGCACTGATTCCAATGCATTGATTTGACCTAATATATATCTATATTTTTCCATACTGTCAACACCGGTGGTTATGACATTGGTTAGGTTTTCTAATTGTAATTCTAATGCTCTTTGTAATTTATATATTACTGTTTCGGGACTCATTTAACATTTCCATCTTCTCCGTGCCTGTCTTATTCGTGAGTTAGGATCGTTACGAGTTTTTGCTGACGAGTTTCTTAATTGTCCTGCACTACGTGCACAATACGACTTACGTCGATTTGCAGCTTTTGATCCTGGTTTCACTTTTCCAGTTACGGCTGTTTTTAATTTACTTCCAGGGTTTGCTCTTCTGTAAGCAGCGACACCCTTCTTAGTCATACCTGCTCCAGATTTTGTTGGTCTGTAGTTACCACCTTTAGTAGTGGTTTTTCTTATAGGGTTCTCCCTACTTCTCATTACGCTTTTTTAGTTGGCTTCTTAGCTGTCTTAGCTGATCTGGCTAAAGCTTTGTCAGTTACAGAACCTTTACCTGGCTTACTAGTGCCTCTTTTTTTGGCTCTGTTCATGTAATAATACAAACCTTTTTTAACCGTACGTCCGTCTTTAGTTACATGAGTATCTTTTTTAGCTGACTTACCTTTACTAAAACTTTTTCTCATCATGCCGCCTCCCATTGCTTTTTTTCTGTCACCCATTTTTGCACCAGCAATTCTATCTGCTTGTGTTGGGTTAGGGTTTTTGTCTATGCCAGCTTTTACACTTAACATTCCAAAATTACTTTTCTTTTTAACTTCTTTACCTTTTTTATAACTCATTCTCATATTATTTTTTTCCGCCTCTCATAATGTTTTTTATTACTTTTTTATTTTCTTTCATTGTTTCTTCAAACTTCTCAGCTTTTTTAGCTTTTGCTTTTTTAGCTTTTTCAGTGTTAGACATAGTTTTTTTCTTAGTGCCGCCAAAAGTTAGAGGTTGTTTGTTTTCTATTTCAAACAATGTTTGTTTTAATTTTGCTTTAGAACCTTTTGTTTTTTGTATAGCTTTTGCTAATTCGCTCTTAGCTTTACCTAATTTTGTTGTAGGTACACTTGGCTTGATAGCACTGATAACTTTATTTGTTAAATATTTTCTCATTATTTTTTACCGCCTTTAAAAATTTGTGTTCCCTTTATACCATAAATTGACGCTACGACAAGGATCCAAAGGTTTGTGAACCATGACGGGAGCTGCTGGAATTGATCAAAGAACTCTTTTATCTTGGCAGAAGCACCCGGATCATCCGAGAAGACCCCGTACGCGATCACTAAAATTGGCAGCGTTAGCACGACCAAAACGAACTCGTCTTTCCAGTCCGATTGACGCGCTTCTAATAACTTGCCGGAGTATTCTAATTCCCCGTTCGCCATTTTTTCTGCATGTTTGGCTTGTGCGTTAGCCATCATCATTTGAGTTTCTTTTTTCTTTTTATAAATGTGCGAACCAGCGTTCATCGCTAGTTTTAATGCACCTAAAATTGGAAACGCCATGGACTAATACCAGGTTACGTCTTTTTGTTTTCTTGCAGCACCAGTTCCTTTAACTGGATTGCTATCACCTTTAGCAATATAGCTTTTTCCTCT